GCCGCAATCATGGTTTGATTCGTCCTGCCCGGAGCACAGATGCCGCGACGTGATTACCGCGCCAAGCTCGCCGCCGACAACGCCGCCGCGCTGCGACGGAGCCGAAGCGACCGCGACATTGCCAGCGACTACCCGCCGCCGGGCGACCTGGCACGCCGCGCTGCTTGCGAGCGCGATTTCCGACGCTTTTGCGAAACCTACTTCCCGAACGCCTTCCGCCTGGCGTGGTCCGAGGATCATCTTCGGGTTATCGCTCGGATGCAGGATGCTGTACTCAACGGCGGATTGTTCGCCCTGGCCATGCCGCGAGGATCAGGCAAGACCACTCTTTGCGAGCGGGCGGCACTATGGGCTCTGCTGTACGGACACCGCCGTTTCGTGTGCCTTGTAGGTGCTAGTGAGAAGAGAGCCACGGAGTTGCTTGAGCACTTGAAAACAGAGCTGACCTACAACGACATTTTGGCGGCTGACTTCCGCCAAGTCTGCTACCCGCTGCGCCGGCTCGAAAACAATGCCCGCAAGTGCGTTGGGCAACTGTTCCGGGGCGAGCAAACACGCATTGTTTGGTCGGCGGATCGGCTGACCTTTCCTACTATGCCCGATGATGCCTGCGACGGCTTGAATGTTAGTGGTTCTACTGTATCCGTCGTTGGGCTAACCGGCGCTTTGCGCGGCCAGTCGCACACCCTGAGCACCGGTGAAGTGATCCGCCCGGAGCTAGTCATTCTGGACGATCCGCAAACCCGCGAATCGGCCATGTCGCCTTCCCAGAGCGCCGAGCGGGCCGCAATCATCAATGGCGACGTGCTCGGCATGGCGGGACCTGGTCGGAAGATCGCCGCCATCATGCCATGCACTGTCATTCGAGCTGGTGACATGGCGGATATGCTGCTGGACCGTCAGCAGTGCCCCAGGTGGCAAGGCGAGCGGTGCAAAATGTTGTATGCCATGCCGAAGAATGAGAAGCTGTGGGAGCAATATGCCAGGCTCCGGGCCGAGAGCTTCCGCAAGGGCGGCAACGGCTCCGAAGCGACTGCGTTTTACGCAGAACACCGGGCAGAGATGGATGAAGGTGCAGTGGTCGCTTGGCCGGCGCGCTACAACCCTGATGAGTTGTCTGCGATCCAGCATGCGATGAACCTGCGCTTTGATGATGAAGCGGCGTTTCAGGCTGAATATCAAAACGAACCAATTCGGCGGGAACAGGGCGACGATCAGAAGATGACCGCCGATCAGATTGCCGCGAAGCTCAATCGCCTTCCGCGACGTGTGGTGCCGATTGGGTGCAATCACCTGACGATGTTCATCGACGTGCAAGCCAACTTGCTGTTCTACGTCGTCGCGGCGTGGGAAGATGACTTCACTGGTTATGTGATCGATTACGGAACTTTCCCCGATCAAAAGCGGCAATATTTTACGCTTCGTGATGCCCGGCACACGCTTGCTACCGCGACCAAAGCCGGAGGCCTGGAAGGTGCGATTTATGCTGGACTGGAAGCGTTGACCCATGATTGCCTCGGCCGCGAGTGGCAACGTGACGATGGCGCGATGATTCGTGTTGAGCGTTGCTTGATCGATGCGAACTGGGGGGCATCGACTGATGTGGTCTACCAATTCTGCCGACAATCACCGCATGCAGCGATTTTGTTGCCGAGTCATGGGCGTTTTGTCGGAGCTTCTAGTCGGCCGTTCAGTGAGTATCGACATCGACCAGGCGACCGTGTCGGCCTCAATTGGCGGATTCCAACTGTGCAAGGCAAGCGAGCGGTCAGGCATGTTATCTATGACACAAACTTTTGGAAGTCCTTCATTTTCGCGAGGCTTTCTGTCGAGATGGGGAGCCGTGGCTGTCTGTCGCTCTTTGGCGACAAACCAGAGACACATCGTCTTTTCGCCGAGCATTTGACGGCTGAATACCGTGTCAAGACGGAAGGTCGAGGCCGTGTTGTCGATGAGTGGAAATTGCGTCCAGAGCGCCCAGACAACCACTGGCTGGATTGCTTAGTTGGCTGCGCAGTTGCTGCGTCGATACAAGGCGTGTCGCTGGGCGAGTTTAAGGCCGAGTCACGCACAGCTCGTGGCCGCGTAAGTTTTGCAAGCATGCAAAGAAGTCGCAAGCTGCGCTATGGATGAGCTGCGCAAAATGCAAGACGACGACCAGCCACACAAGCAATTACCGCGCGGTATTGTGTGTCCACATTGCGGTTGTTGTCACTTCTACACGACGCACACGGAACCGCTGCGTGATGGCCGTATTCGTCGCCGCAAAGTATGCCGGCATTGTGGCTACCGCGTAGTCACCTACGAGTCTCGCCCAGGAAATCTAGGGTCAGATCGCTATATGTAGCACGAATTGTCGAAATATTCGAGGCAAGGTTTGCAGGACGGGTGATATTTCGTATATAGGAGTTAGACGGCAAGCGTGTTTTCGCTGCTGACATGGAGCTTCCAATGGCCGACCTGAACGACGCTATCCAACAAAACGCGCAGGGGCCAGCCAAAGCATCGGGTGACGCCGGCAGTGTCGAGCAGCACAAACTGACCGAGCAGATTGCCGCCGACCGCTATCTGGCATCGAAAGAGGCGACGAAGTCGCCGCGTCGAGGCCTCATGTTCAATAAGCTCGTGCCGCCTGGAGCCGAGTGACACGTGCTTCGCTGGCTATCCAATTTGTTTACTGTTAGATCGCCGGCGCGATGGACACGCGCAGGGCGAATACTACGTGCCCGCTATGACGCAGCGGCGACGACGGACGACAATCGTCGGCACTGGGCGAATGCAGATAACCTCTCGGCCAAGGCCGCTAATAGCGCGGAAGTGCGGCGCATCTTGCGCAGCCGGGCGCGCTACGAGGTCGCTAACAACAGCTATGCTCGCGGTATCGTGCTGACGCTGGCCAATGATTGCATTGGCACGGGCCCACGATTGCAAATGTTGACGCCGAGTGCCGAGGCCAATCGAAGGCTTGAGCGCGAGTTTACGCGGTGGTCACGTGCGGTCGATTTGCCTGAAAAGCTGCGCACAATGCGCATGGCGCGTGCTCAGGACGGCGAGGCCTTTGCCGTCCTGACCAACAACCCGCGGTTGCCAACGCAAGTCAAACTCGACTTGCGTCTGATTGAGGCTGACCAGGTTACCACTCCTGGCATTTACTTCAGCGACGCAAATGCCGTTGACGGCATCGTTTTTGATGAGTACGGCAATCCGGTCGAATACCACATCTTGCGAGCGCATCCTGGAGATGCGAGCTATGTATCGATCATGCAATTTGACCGCCTGCCAGCCGAATCGGTGATCCACTGGTTCCGATGCGACCGGCCTGGGCAAGTGCGCGGCATCCCGGAAATTACACCAGCCTTACCGCTGTTCGCCCAGCTTCGGCGGTTTACGCTCGCAGTGTTGGCGGCCGCTGAAACGGCTGCTGACTTCGCCGGCATCCTCTACACCGATGCACCGCCTGGAGGTGAGGCTGACGCGGCTGAGCCGTTCGAGCCGATCGAGCTGGAGAAGCGAGCGCTGCTCACGATGCCCGGTGGCTGGAAGATGAGCCAGATGGAGGCCGAGCAACCATCGACGACTTACGCCGAGTTTAAGCACGAGATTCTGAATGAGATCGCGCGCTGCCTGAACATGCCGTACAACATTGCGGCCGCCAATTCCTCGGGCTACAACTACGCCTCCGGCCGGCTGGACCACCAGACTTATTTCAAGGCGATCCGCGTCGAGCAGTCACATCTAGAGAGCGTCGTCCTTGATCGCATCCTCACAGCTTGGCTGGACGAGGCAGTGCTTATCGAAGACTTGTGGCCAGACGATGTCGGCCCGATGCCCGAATGGCCGCACCAGTGGTTCTGGGATGGAGGGGAACACGTAGACCCTGCAAAAGAAGCGAGAGCTCAGGCTACGAGACTAGCAAGCCATACAACGACGCTTGCCTACGAGTACGCAAGGCAGGGCCAAGACTGGGAAGAGGCTCTGCGGCAGCGGGCCAAAGAGGTTGCTTTGATGCGTGAGCTTGGCCTGGAGGTCGCGGCAGTAGGAGCGTCAATGACACCAAATAATGGCCCGTCAGCAGAGGATAGCGGCGATGCTGAAGAGTGAGCCTGACGTTGGTGCTGACTAGTTCACGGAGCGGCACATGTCGGACAAGATGACCACCATGGAATCGCATCTCAACCTCGTGTGTGAACCGGGCGCGATTACCATCGAGGCGGCCGATAACAATGCAGCGCTGGCCGCAGATGGCAAGCCGCAGCTTCCACGCTTCACGATGGTGGCCTACACCGGCGCGCCGATGCGCCTTGCTGGCTGGCGACACCCGGTAGTAGTGGATCTAGAGGGGCTGTCCATTCCGTCGCAAAATCGGCCAATCAGGATGGGACACGACGCCATGCACGGCGTTGGCCACACCGATTCGATTCGCGTCGAAGATGGGCGGCTGGTGGCAACTGGTGTCGTATCTCGCGGGACTGAAGCCGCGCGAGAGGTTGTCGCGAGTGCTCGCAATGGTTTCCCGTGGCAGGCCTCGATTGGTGCATCTG